GAAAACGAAAAAATTAAGCAAAGACAAAAAGGTAAATGAAAAAGAGTAGCGAAGAACTATTACAAGAACTTCAAGAAGTGGATGCTTTAATTGCACAAAAGCGACCACTTACTGGTACAGACCGTCAGCGCCTTAAAGAAATACGAGAAAGAGGTTTTCTTGCCAACATCAGAAATGGTGCGATAGAGGGCAAACCTCTTAAACAAACTATATCAGAAAATTTCAAAGCCAAAGTAGTTGGCATCAAAGAAAAATTCAATCCATTAAACATCGCTAAATCGCTTGTTGGTAAAACAGGCGCATCTTTACTTGGCAAAACATTTGGTGCCAATAAAGATACTATGAAGTATTTCTTAGGCGATAAAAAATCTTCAATGTCTTTATCATCCGGTGGAAAAATTGGTAGTATCGATACGGCATTTTACACCACGGTAACATCTGGACAAAGAGAAGGTCTCCGTAAAGGTAACTCTGTAGCCGATGTGGCAGGCAAACTGTTTAATTTAGTAAAAACTCATAATGAAAAAAATAAACTTAATTATGAATTAGAAAAAAACTTTGAGCAAGAATTACATGAAGAAGAAGAAAGACGCCACAAACAATTAATTGAACAAATTAAAAAAAGTCAAACTACAAAATTAGGTAAAATTAAAATTAAAAAAGAACCTAAGGTTTCTCCTAAAAAAGAAACAGTAGATAAAATACCAAAAGAAGAAACTAAACCAGCAACAAGTACCAAAGAAACACCTACAATTCAAACACCAAGCACATCAGCATCTAAATCTGGACCACTTAGTGCTGGTAGTTTAGCAGTAGGTGGTGCAGTTGCTGCTGGTGGTAGTATGGCTCTTATTATTAAAGAGGAAGGTTTTGCTAAGAAAGCCTATCCTGATGGTGGAAAAATTTCAATTGGTTATGGTCACCAAATTAAAGATGATGAATACAAACAAGGTTTTATACAAGCGGGTGACGAACAAATTCCAATTTTGGGTAATAAAGGAATAGACACTATCATTACTAAAGAGCAGGCACAAAAATTATTAAAAATGGATATGCCAAAGTATGAAGGACAAGCAAAAAAAGATTTAGGTGATTCTACTTGGAGTAAACTTAATGATAATCAAAAAGCTGCACTAACTAGTTACGCCTATAATGTAGGATCTTTAAAAGGTTTAAAAGGTTTGAAAACCGCAATCGATTCGGGAGATACAAATAAAGCTTCAGAAATTATTAGAAATGGTATTGCTACCGAACAAGGCAGGCCTCATCCTGTATTAAAAGCCAGACGAGCCCGTGAAGCGGATTTATTTCTTTCCAACTCACCTATATCAACAGTAGCACCAATTCCACAAAGTGGTGCCGTATTGAACAACCAATCAGTTCAAAACAAAGATTTAAAAGGCACATCCAAACCAAACAACATTGTTCTAAATACTAGCCAAACAATAAACAATGTGGGTGCAGGACCCTCCACACAAGTATTACATACAGGCAGCGATTTAGATTTACCACTTTTTATGGGTGCATAACATGGCCATTAATTCATATCAACAAGCTTCTAGAGTAAACAAAAAATCATTAGGTGAACTCATTCGTGAGAAAGCTAGTAGTGGAGAATTTGGCGCAATGAAATCGGTTACTGGTGCCATATCAGATAAAATGGCCGCCAGAAGTAAGGGATTCAAAGAAAAATTTGATTACTTAAACATTGTTAGAATGTTAATGGGTAATACAATGTCATCGATAGTTGGTAGTGCAACTGGCCGCAAAAGAGAAGATATTGAATATTTTGCCAACAAAGGTGTGAAAAATAAACAAGGCCGAGCGAATCAAATTAATGAAAGAACTAGTGGTAGTAAACTAAGCAGTATTGAACCGGCTTTATACACCAATGTTTCAGATGGCCAAAAACAAAAACTGAGAAAAGGTGATGGTGTTGCTGATGTGTTGGCAAGGTTATACAACCTAATGAAGGCTGAGTACATTGCTGAAAGCAAAAAACTTAAAATTGAAAAAAACTTTAAAAAAGAAAAAGATAGAGAAAAAGAAAAATGGCATAAAGAACTATTGGATGCTTTATCTAAACGAGGTGGTACAGCAACCCCAATAAAAGAACAAAAAGAAGGATTTAACCTTTTAGATTTTATTGGTAATATATTTAAAAATGTGGCCGCAATGGTTGAAAAAGTTATAACTTCTATTGCAGAAGCACTTTGGGGTGCTATCAAATTTCTTACTAATGGTTTAGCTACTGTTGCTGGAATGTTAGGTCTTAAAAAACTGGCTGAAAAAGCAATAGGTCAACTTGGCCAAAAAGGTAAAGAAGTACAAAAACCTAAAAAAGGAACAGAAAAATTTACCAAAGAACAAGAAAAAGCTTTAGATAAAGAATACGGTAAAAAAGTTGAAAAGGCCACCGAAAAAGAAATAGAGAAAAAAACCGAGAAAGCAGGTGTTAAAGGTGCTGCTAAGTCCGCCGGTAAGTCCATACTTAAAAAACTTCCTTTTGGATTAGGCCTTGGTGCCGCAGGATACTTCGCTTATGATAGATTAAAAGAAGGTGATGTTGTTGGTGCTGGTTTAGAACTTGCTGAAGGTGCAGCTGCAATAGTACCATTTGTTGGCACTGCATTATCTACTGCTATTGGTGCGGTAAGCATGGGTAGAGATACATCTAAGTCTACCTCGCCAGAATCTAGTCAATCACAGTCAGTTCCAACCGCAACACCCGAGGCACCACAAGCCAATCCTATTACCAGCAGAGTACAATCAGCGATTGATGAAAATGTTAATTTAGAAAATGCTGAGTTTGCTGGTATGCATAATGTTGTGGTAGATGCTTCTACGAAAGTCAATAGTGTTGGTGCTGGAGGCCGAGGCGTACTACTTGATACAACGGTAAATGTTCGTACTGATGACCCCACACTTCAAAAAATTCTTAAACAAAATCTTAGACCGACTTAACCAATAAAAAACCCCGCCGTAGCGGGGTTCGTACACACATGGGAAAACTTAATCTTCTTCTGCCAACTTGGCAAAATAAGACATATCATCATCATCTTCATGAATCTTTGGTTCAACTGACTTAGGAGCAGTACGAACTTGCTCTTTAATAGTTTCTACGGTTGTCTTTGGTGCAACTACTTCACCATTCAAACCAAGAACTTTGTCAAGGCGTTGCTTCAACTCATCATAAGATTTAAACTCTTTACCAGCAGTCAATTCATTCAAAGAGAACTCTGACTTCCAGATTTTCTCTAATGCTGCATCATCATCTAATAGAGCAGTTGGTGAATCAAACTCTGACTTATCATAGTTCTGATAACCTTCTACCTTACGAATCTTCAACTTGAAGTTAGCACCTTTCCACATATCAAATGGATTGATTGGTGATTCATCTTCAAACTGTGGATTCATTGCTTCAGTAATCTTATCAAAGATTTTCTTACCAAAGCGGAACAATTTCACTTTGCCTTCATTTTCTGGATGTTTAGGATCCGAAACGATATACACATTGGCAACATAATTTAACTTACGTTTCTGTTTGCGAACAACATCTTTATTCGCTTCAATGCCAGAATTCCATAATGTAGAATTGTGTTCACATACTGGACATTGTTGATTCTTTGTGGTCAAACAATTATCAATTAACCAACCACCAGGTCCTTGAAAACCATGGGAGAAGATTTTAACCCAAGGCAGACCATCTTCACCATCGGCTTCAGATGCTGGTAAGAAACGGATAGTGGCCATGCCATTACCTGCTTTATCAACTTCTGGTTTCCAATAGTTATCGGACTTTTCAGAACCTTCGGATGTTTGGGAGAGTGCCTCAACTGCTTTAGCAAGTTTGTCGAGGTTGCCGGATTGGCGTTTTAGATTTGCGAAACTCATAGTATTACCTTTCGTATTAACGGAGTATAAACGGAATATATCAAATTACTTCTCATAATCAACTGCTAGTATATCATAGTATTTAGGCGTTTGTCAAATGTACATATGCAATATTGCCATAGTACTGTGCCAGTCTTTATGTAGAATACCAATACCACCTTTTGCTGTCCATTGAGTGATGTTTATTTCAGTATCATCAATAAGAATGCAATCTGGTTCTGCATAGTTCTGTTTCAACCTTTTACCTGGTACTATAATAGGGTAAAACGTAATGCCGTGTTTTTCCAACCACAACATTTTTTGTTTAGAAACATCATCATGGCGTTTTTCGCTTGACGATGAGGTAAGCATCTGAGTAAGTACATTGGATTTTCTCAAATATTCCAAACCTTCTGCTGCGCCTGGCATTAAATCTAGGCTAGCAAACTGTTGTGTAGCAATAAACTCACTAAAAAACTTATCAAATTGTTTGTGTTTCTCTGCATCTTTTGGTGCCATGTTATAGAGTTCTCTATATCGCTTATCAAAATCAGCAATAACTCCATCCATGTCCAAATAAACACATTTAATGTTAGGCCTGTTCATGTATCTTTTTCTTTAAAATATGTAAAAACTTTTCTTTATCGTATTGTATAAATGGTGTATATCTTTGTATTAATCGTTTGTGTGTTGGCCAAATAATATCTTCGGTGATTTGTTTTTCCCATCTTGGCATACAACCCACCAAATCAACCAATATACAAACTGATTCCAACGATACCTGATTCTTCATCAATTTTGTGATAATCATTGGCCATCCGCCATCGATGGGCTTTAGTATATCATCACGGTTAACAAATTCAGCACCATCCACCAAATCAAACAAATACATTATATCATTCTCAAAGGTATAAGTCAAGCTTTGTTGCCGTTTTTGCCACTTGGCATAGTTCTCATCACCATCTTGTAGTAATTCACCAACCCAATCACCTTTACCTTCTATGAAGTTTGCCACATAGAATGATTTCAATTCTTCCAAATCATACTTGCGAGATAACTTGTAGAATTGGTATTTGGATTTATTTGTGGTAAACGACTGCTTTGATACATTGGTCTTGCCGCTGTATTTAAAGTAGTTGTATGAATCGGAAGTAAAATGAAGCTTCAAGGCATTCCATAATGCGTATGCTTCAAAACCGGTATTCTCGGTCATATTGGTAGCTTAGAAGTTTTCTTTAGTAGATTTAAGTCTTGTGCTTCCAATTTAATCTTAGCCTTTAATGCGGCAGAGATTAATGTGGCAGACACCTCGATTTCTAAACCACTTTCTTTACAATGATGGCATATTGCATCCATCAAGGTCAATTTTTCTGTCTTAGCAACCTGTTCAATCAAATCACTAAAATGTTTTATTTCATCTTTAGTAGGCATTATGTTATACTTTCAATTATTAGTTTCTTGCATAGAATACATGGTTACCTATCTTGGCCACTACTCGGTTTTTCCAACCAGGATTTACATATACTGCATGATAGAATTGTGCATTTGTGCTTGCTATTTTATCATGTAATATTGGTTCTGTCAATGCTTTGCGTGCTACTATTTCCGATTCTTCCCAAGCGTATTTGTTTCTTACTGCCAAATTCTTTAAACAAGTCCAACTAAATTGGCAGGTACCTAATGTTCTTTGATATACCACACCACAAATGGTAGATGGAAATCTAGAATCATTAACACGATTGATGGTAACTTGTGCTACTGCCAGTTTGCCTTCGTAAGATTCTCCGGCTGCCTCAAAGTAAATATTTTTAGCTAAGCAGTCTAATTGTTTGTTGAAGTCCTCATTGACTTCTTGTTTGATATTATTATCCTTAATTTCTTGTGAAATAGAAGGTATTGAAATTAGTAGTGAGGCGGCCAAAATTCCGACCAGCACTTGTTTAATGTGATGAAACATTATATCTCCTTGTTAAGGCCGACCTGGCGAACCAGGTCGAACATCTCCAATTACGAATTTGATTTCGATTTTATTTTAACTTCAGGTTGTGGAGGGGTTTGAGAAACGAATAGATTGAGGGCTTCCGCCTTCTTAACTATGTCTGTTTCTGTGGGGAATGGTGGCAACTCGGGGATATCAGGTGACTCTAAACCGGCAATCTTTGCTGCCTCGACCTGTGTGTGCCATTGTTCTAGTTTAGCGCTTCTGTTGTATGAATACTCATCAGATACTAAACCTTGCGCCATCTTTAATAATTCTAGGCGAATTTCATAGGGTGTCATATTGTTACTCCTTGTGTGTGTTTATGTGTATTACCAGCGGTTTGTGTGTTGCTGGTGTTTTATTTATCCAGGTGATTCTGTTGCTAAGTTCACCTGGCGAAACTCCGCTTACCTATCAGGCAGCAAGTGCATACTTATTATCGTTTGCGTTTAATTTAAATAGTTTTTACGGCTTCTCTGCCGATTCTCCATTGTTCTAATTATTGCCATGTCGAATCTAGGCACCCCCATCAGAAGTATATTGCCACAACTATATTGTGTGTTTGCTACCGATAACTCGGTTCGTCAATATACTTTTGGTGGAGGTGGTGGGAATCGCACCCACGTCCACAACAACGTTCAAACAACTTCTACGAATTACTTTACCGCTTCGGTATGTTTATGCTTAAGGCTTTTCTTTAACAATTTAAACCATAGTTTTTTAATCAATGGCGTATCATGCTTAATTTCAGCCTCATATAAATTTTTAATTAACTCTTTAACTTTCATTTTCCGACCCACCACTTATTTTAACGAAATAAGAAACTATTGTAACATAAAACTATTTAGATGTCAACCATCGTTGGCATTATTACCGTTTTATTGGCACCAACCGACCTTAGCTCCACCATAGTATTCCCGTGCATATCCTTGTTGGATCAACATGGAACGCAACGATTTACCATCTAACAATACATCACCTAGGACACGACCACCATACTTGTCCCAATCCATTAATACCACTTGGCGAGTTTTGGCTGCATTGATAGTGCTTTTGGTAAATGCCGTGGCCGCTTGACCTCTTTCATTTTCAGAGGGACATTGCGCACGATGGCCTTTTTCTGGAGTGTCCACACCAAATACACGAATTGATAATTCTTTCTTTAATGGATCTGGTAACCATAGTGCTTGAAATGCCACAGTATCACCATCAATAACTCTGGTAATGGTTGCAGTATATGTTACGCCTTCTTTTTGTTTCTGTGCAAATACTGTTGTTGAAGTAACCAATAATAATGCAATCAAAATGTTTTTCATCTTTGTTCCTTGTAAAATTTAATCGCCTTCACCAAACCAGGAATATGGTCTTGTGTCCGTTGTTTAAATAACAACGGTTGTTCATTTTCTACCGCCATTATAATTACAAGATTATTTATAGGTGTACCAATCATTTCTTCATACATCAAAGCGTATGCAGCTGTTTGCCAATAGTAATCTTCAATGTTTGCGCTTGATTTAATCTTCTTGGATGTTTTAAAATCAATTACAGATAGTTCACCATCGAATTCACCAATACAGTCTACACGACCTGCCATTTCTAATTGTTTGGACCATAAGGCACACTCTTGGTAATGAATATTGTCGATTCGATTAAGTAATGGTTTCAATGATACAAACATTTCTTTGGCATCAGGCATAATATCACCCAATGATTCATTATTGAGATATCGTTCACAGAGTGTGTGAACATTGGTACCACGACTAGTTGCCTTCTTTGATACACGATTGGCTTCTTCTTCACCAACTCTCTTACGCCACTCCATAATGGCTTGTTTCTTTTGGGCACCAAGCACAGTAGTTACAGAAGGTAATTTGGTACCATCTTCTAGTGTATAGTAACGCTTTCCATCAGGAAAGGTTTCAGATTTTAAGTCAGCAAGGACTTTTGGTGGACAATAATTAAACATAATCTATATCGAATACAAATACATTACGAGGCAAATCACTATTATGGACACTAACAGCATGATATACTTCTGGTGAATGTATTACTAATTCTCCTTGTTTTGGTTTTAAATAGTACCTATCACATTCATCATATTCATGAATATATGTATCTGCTTTACCGTTGCGTATAAAAACTAAATCTGAACTGCCTTCTGGTACATCAACATAAAAAATTCCAACGGCATCTGGTCTAAAATTCTCTGGTGAGTATTGGGTCATTTCAGACATATACTCATCCAGTTTAACATGATTATGGCATAATCCTTGGCCATCACGAAATAGTCTATTTGCCCAACTTCTTTTATAATACACCGATTTTACTTCTTTGTCAACACCTAATTGTTTGTGTACCAAAAGAAATTGTTCTGTAATCCAACTAGTTAAGTTTGAAGCACCAGGTAAGTGAATTAAATCTAAGTATGACTGACCAACAGAAGTTAAACCGTTACCCTTATGTGAATCGCCTTTGTCATTTCGTTTTCTGTTTTTCACCGTAGGCATATTCAAAACGTGGTCAACACTTTTTGTTAAATCTTCATTACGATAAAGTTCTTCATTTTGACATTGTATTCTTACGATTGTACTATCAAAAACATTTTCAATAATCATTATGTATTTTTAAGTTCCTCAATATAATCATTATGGTGAAACATAAAACTACTTTCTAACTCAAATAATTCGGTCAAATCATTTTCAGTTTTTGTAAAATCTTTAAAATCTCGGTTTAATATTTTTTTAGCCATCTCAGAACTATAATACTTTATACCAGATCCAACTTGTAACCAACTACTTTCTGAAAACATTGGTATATGTTTTATGCTTGGATTGATTCTGTTTGTTTCCAAATCATTTAGATAGGTTAAATTGTGTTTTTCAATTATATTATCTTTTATTATTAAATTTAAATCTTCAATAAATGGTAGAATTTTATTTTTTGTAGAAAAATTTATCCAAAATTCACTATCGTTTCTCTTTGTTTTATAGTGGAAGTGTATAAAATTTAAAACATCTAAATTTGTCCGTTTCATAGAATCATTAAAGTCTTTAATTATATTTAAGTCTTTTTCTAATATTTTTTCTTTGTTGTTTCCCCAACTCTTTAACATTAGAATAGTTACCCATATGCTTGTTGCTTCTAGAGGTTCAACAAAGCTCGAACTTAAACCCATAGCAACACAATTTTTTACACAAACCTCCTCAAAACAACCGGGATCAAAATTAAATGCTCTTGGGCTTGTTATTTTGTGGCCAAAATATTCTTCTAATTCTTTAATAATATCTTCATCTGAAACAAAATTAGAATCGAAAACATAACCACACCCATGACGACCTTGCACGGGAATTTTCCACACCCATCCATGTTTCATTGCAATTGATTCTGTATATGGTGGCAATTCTTCGCCATCATTATCAATGAAAAAAGGAAGTGCTCGGTTCAATGGTAAATGCTCTTTGTATGATTTCCATTTAGAACCATAATGTTGACCAATAATTAATCTTTTAAATCCTGTGCAATCGAACACAAAATCGGTTGTCATTAATCCTTGTGATTTTAAATCAAAACTTTTAATAAAACCTTCAGAATCATTATTAATAGAAATTACTTCATCATCAATTAATTTAATATTTCTTTTTAGACCAACGGACTGTAAATGTTTTGCCAATAGATTGGCATCAAAATGTAACGCATATGCTCCGTATGATTCGTAATTTTCTTTGTGTATTTTTACTTGATTTTTTTCTGAAATATATGATGTTAGATTGATATCATTGAATGAATCGCCAGATGAAATCTTATTCAAGTAGTATGGTTTAAAATCGGCATTTGCTCGCTCATCGGTATTCTTAAAGTAATCTTGAAACCCGTGATAATAATGGCTACCATCTCCATTCCAATTAGTAAATTTAATACCGTTTTTAAATGTACCTTTGGCGTTTTTAATGATATCAGAGATTGGAATATTCATTTCGTTCATCAGTTCAACGAATTGTGGTGTAGTACCTTCGCCTGCACCCAATATTCCTATCTCACTACTTGCAACTACAACCACTTCATCTTTTGGACAAATATGTCTAACATAAAGAGCTGTTAACCATCCTGCCGTACCTCCACCAATAATTGTATATTTCATAGTGGTAAAATGTTGGTGTGTTCTTCTAAAGTTTTTGGCATAGTATTATTATAATATTCTTTTATTTTTTCAACTATATTGGGGTGTTGTTCAACATCTTCACAAACTTCAATTGGAAATGTACCTGAATATTTTGTAAAGATATTTGTATCGTTTGAATGTTTCATATCACAATTAATAACAATATAATTTGAGATACTATTGTTATATAACTTAATATTTTCCACAAACTCAAATTCATTAATTTTTTCCAACAATTGAGCTTGTATCACACTAATTTCCGTTATGGCTGTGGCCTTATGAATTTGTTCAATGATATCGGTCTCTGGATTTAAATAATAAAAAGAATCCAAATAATCGGTATTGATACACAATGTACAATCATTATCTGTACAAGACTTTCTATCAAAATAACCTTCCATCAACATATCAATTTGACTTTTATTTTGTATAACTTCTTGTGGAAGAGGTTCTGAACAAAATATTTTTGGTATAACCAATTCAATAAAATGTTCATTTTTAAATAACTTAAACATAAAACACTCAACACCACCAATCAATTGTTTGTATTCAATTGGATTATTATAAATCTCAACACTAGTGATATTTACCATACTATCAAAAAAATCAATTTTTTCTTGTAAATTTGGTGTTATTGTTACCGACATTTATACCTCTACTCTAGATTTTCCATAAATTTCCACATCATTCAATTCACCAATTTTTTCTGCAACAACTTTAATTGGTATAATTTTTCTTGTGGGTTTTTCTTCATGTTTATATACTGTTCCAAAAATATCTTGGCGTGATAAAGGTAAACCTTCACCTTTAATCGTAACAGGAATATAACCACCTGTTATTTTTTCTAATGCCAAAGCAAATAAACTAATGGCATCCGAATAAGCATTATCACAAGTTACATCCCAATGTTTTCCGTCCAAATACATACAAGAACCTTTACAGATATGTAGAACTGGACAATCCGAACAACTCACACGATTCATCCAATGTGTGGCAGATGTTAAGCTAACATTATCATAATCATCTAGATTACCACCATAATGTGGTTCACCATTCTTACTATTCTCAACGATAGAAACGTTCTGACAAGTTACAATATTACCTTTTAAATCAAGTGCAACTGTTGTTGGTTCTTCCATACCACACTTTTGGCCAACATATTTGTTTTCAACATGAGCCAATGTGCCTTTAATAAAATTATCAATTTTGGTAAAGACCATACCAAAATTAATACTGCCTTGGGAGGCGTAAATATCGCCAAAAGATTTTCTTCTGTAATTAAAGTGTTCGTCTAATGTAATTAATGAATTATTTACTGCTGCATCATCATACGCATCAATGAATCCACCTTCACCAATTGGAACTGATGGATCACCAGTCAACTCAGCAAAGAAATCATAAATTGCTTTACGGTCAATATTTTTATTATTCAACATGGCATTAAAACTAATTCTGCCTTGTGGCCTCATGATGTTATAAAACTCCAAGATAATCTTTTTCTTCTCAGCGTCATCAAACGGATCAGGACCACGAACATATTGGCCAGGACCATCGTGACTGATGCCAACACTAAATCCCATGTAGTAGATCCAAGAACAAATCTCTCTTGTTAATAGTGATCCATTGGTTACCATACTGAAATTAACTTTCTTTTTCCAATGGCTATATCTTTCAGCAAAAGCTTCGGCCAAAGGTTTTAAAGTTTTCCAATATACTAATGGTTCGCCACCCCAAAATTCTACTCTTAAACCAGATTCTTCAGTAATGTTTAATGCGTCCAGTTTACGCATAAATTCTTCAATATCTTTTTTGCTTGTTTCTGGTGGCCTTTCAACAAATCTTTGACTGCAATAGTCACAGGTGTAATTGCAAGATAAACCTAATTGAATTTTAATCAAATCAATATTTTTTGATTTTTTAAGTGGATTTTCTTTCGAAAAAGGTACAGTTTCTTTTAGATTAGGTTTTTTTATTTCTGGATATTCATAAACAAAACCAGTTTCATCTTTCAAAATTGAATTTACATTATCATAGTAAAACTTCTTACCATCAGTAGAATTTTTTTCAGCATATATTTCAAATATCATAATAATCCTTTTTTATTTACCAACAAGCACAAGCACAAATCCAACAAGCACACGCACAGCAGATTCAGAGCAATTACCATTGTTACAATTACCTTCATTGTTGCTTTGATAATATGCCTTACTGTAAAAGGCCGCCATATTAGGAGATGCTGGCGCCGATTTCAATAACCCATTCAAAAAGTTTAAAGATGAGGAAAAAGTAGGCGCTTGGCCAATTTCCGTATTGATATTGGATATGGTTATGGGTCCCGAGGCTGGTAATGTCATTTACAATTCCTTAAATTAATGAGGTATTTATCTACTAATATTTGATACTGATCCATTATGTATATTTGTAGTAATACTAATCCTTTTGTCATCCGACATATTTTTCTCAACCTCATGTAAAACATATGCCGGAAATAACACCAATTTACCCTCTTTCGGCTTAACTCTTTTGTATTTGATGCCACGAATACCACCATCTTCCAACCATTCCCAATTTACACCACCTCTAGGGTCAACCAATAACAAATCACCACAATCGGCCGGAGATTTAACATAGTAAGTACAGGTTAATAATGAACCTCCATGGTCATGTAGTGGGTTACCCACACCTTTAAGATTTTCATTAATCCAGCCAAACATAATACATGGATTGTAGGGGTAAAAGTCTGGGAAGTATTCAGTTACCGTGTTATCCAAAGATTCAAATATTTTATCTATTAAAATATTCAAGCACGGAGTTGAATATTCCCATAGGTTAGTGCGTGAATTTTTTGGTATCGTACCATTCAATTCTTCCAATAATTTATCATTAAAAAGATAGTTTAAACCAGTGTCTATTTCCCAAACGGGAGTTGACCACCACTCATGTTTCGTAATCATAATGTTTTTCTTTCACACGATTCAAATTTTTCATATCAATATTAATTTCATTAATGAAAAAATTAAGGCTTAATCTACAATCATCAATGCTTTGGCCAAAACCAAAATTGGGAGAATGAAAATAATCTCCACGATACAATATCATTTTATTGAATTCATAACTAATGTTGGTTTCTTCACCATTTCTGTATATTTTTGTTCCATGATTATTAAATTTATCCACAAAGTTTTCATTTAAATAAATTAAACCAGAATATAAAGAGGTGTCTTTGTGTACCCAAGAATTATTTGGTATATGGGTATCAAATAAACAATGAAACAAACATATGGATTGTAATTTAATTTTGGACGGTACGCTGTCTTTAAAGAGTTTGGATACTATCTTATTATTTAATTCATAACACAATTCTTCACTTAATATATCAGAAATGTGTAATGTTCTTATACCACTATAACCAAACTTTGGATTGGTCATCGATGGGTTATCTTTTGTTAGATAATATTTTTGTTTTTTGGCCAATTCAACAATTTTGTGTGGGTCATCAAAGAAATTGTTGACACATAATATATCGGGTATCATTTATTCTCTATACCTAAATTGTGGTTCTTTACGGTTTTCAAACTCTTTTACTTGTTTGACATATTCAATTAGTTCTTGCTTTACTCTGTCCTTGTTTTGATATTCGTAATACAGCCGCTGTTGTTTGGACATTCCTCTTTTTTTGCTCATTGTAATCCCCATTGTTATTGTTATCGGATAGGTTTTGAGCTTTTACTACGGGGGCAATTTTGTTATCAAATTTGACTCCTTTGTAGGTGAGTAAAACAGGAAGATTATTGATTACCATTCTCTAGGTGTCTTTGTTTTATGACCACCCATTGTATTACCAGGAATAGTTTCTTTCATACGGTTGATAACATACTTCTCAAACGCCGATTCTGGTTTACCAATACCTGGTACAGACAAACGGTTACCATCGGAGTACACAGGAAAGTTTTCAAGAAAGATATGCTGTTCTAGTTGGGGATTGTCGACCTTGAATTGGTCCAACACGGTATAGGACATACGGTGTTCTTCACGTTCATTTGTTTCTTTATTTACAAAGGTGTAGGTCGGCATACTGGCAAATCCTTCATTCTCATATTAATCAACCATTTTGGTACTGGCCTACTATTTATCTTACCTTTCCATGACCACAAATGACCTTTGCTCATATTGTAATAGTTATGGTAAGATTGTAATGAATTGCCTGGTACTTTACATTCATCAGGCATAGCAGGTGTAGGACCAGTAAACGGTTTATGTGGAATATTTGTAGGCAGTACCGCAAGGTCTGGTATTAATCGAGCACAAGCATGAGTTTTGCCATAACGATAGGTGAATTCTTTTAGTAGTTCGCACCACATATTGTATAACCATACATAGTTCTTATCAGATTGGCGTAACCATATGGCGGATGGGTGGTTCATCATTGTAGGCTTCATGAGGCGTTCTTCACGACCATCAGGTAGTCGCCATGCCTTGATTGAACGGTTATTGGCAGAAAGTCTACGGTATTCTTCACCGTCAAGTACACGATGTGTTGTGGAAAGCAACTGAGCATACTCAATTACCATTTTGCAAACGTGCTTATCAACGTGCATTTGAGCACACTTCACAGGATCATTATCTAGATAAAATATATTCACTTCTTCACCTTATTAATAGTTGCAGTAGATGTTTTTTCATCTATTGTCATATAACCTTCACAAGCAATATTCCAGTCATCACCAAATTCATTGCCGGATCGTTCTGATTGTGATGGCACATTAATCTTTACATTTTTAAAAATAAACTCATCACCATTTTCAAATACACGCCACGCATGGTCTTTACCGCCACGACCTGGTTGGCCTTTTGATTTGTTAAAACGAATATGATATTTGTTCATGCGTTTGTTATGGCCAAATTAAAATGAATTAATCTTAATGGTTGTTTACTTGGATTTCTTTGAATGGTGTGTGGCAACCAAGAATTAGTTAGAATCATCAAACCAGGTTCAGGCGTATAGTTTATCATGTTGCTTGCAATCGTTGCTTGAGTAATATCCATTTCAGGTAAATTGGCATAAACTTTAGCAGGTCTTGGATCATGAAACACAACTCTCGGTCCATCTTTTGGGGTATCAAGGAAATAAAATCCAGATATTTGATTACCCATGCCGTGAATGTGTTCTTCGTGGCCAGAACCTGTGTGGTGTTCTTGAGCCCACATTTCAGTATATACCATTTTAAAACCGGTTACATTGTAACCTTGCGAGAGCAATACTTGATGTGCAGCACCACTCACAAAACCAACAAAGTCACTAATCCTTGGATCAGTAAACATATTGTCACCTTGAGCAATAGGAAAAGTTTTATCTAGTTTAACTTTTTTCTTTGATTCATCAAGATATAGTTTAGATACTTTTCTTAGTGTATCAAGAAACTTTGGTTCAATCAAAGAGTAGATGCTACTACAAAAATAATTGGCGCCGTAAAGTTGTACTTGCTCACTTTTTAATTCGTTGGTGTTTTCAGAAACTTCACCAACTACTTTTGCTTTTTTTACCATAATTATTCCAATATATTATAACATTCTCATTAAGCCGACAATATCAATAGTTACGAGCAGAAGATAGTTAGCCAACATACCAACTGATTTCCTAGTATAAGCAGCCCAAGCATACATGGCGCAACCAAGAATCCAAATTGGATATAATATGAGTAACGGTGGGTTGGGTACTGTAAGAGCCATTGCGAGAGCACAACCAATGCTAATTGCCCATGCCAATAACTCCACAACAAAGCGGAGTTTATTTGATTTCCAATCGTCACTTATCCAACCAAACACATTATAAAATAAATCGTTCACTTCTTGTCAAATATACTTTCGGTATACATGTCCAAGTCATCACGACCATTTGAATATTTTTTACCGAGAGGTTCACCTACAAATTCTAAATTACCTTCAAGGTGAAAACCACAACCACGTAAAAAGGTTTCAAATTCATCAATGACACTATCTAAACGGTCAGCATTAAACTCAAATGTTTTTTTGGTGACGATTGCATCAGCAAATGGCATTGGTTCATCTTCACAGATAAATGTAAACTTGCTCATAGTTTTGGAATATCCAAGTCAACTGCAATATTTTTCTTTAAAGATTTTAGACGTGCGGCAATATCTTCACTCGATACTGTCTGCATAGCAAATTGTTGGAACTGTGTATATGAATCTTCTACCTTCATAACACGGGTACCGCCAACTGCGGCCGCATCATTAAAGAACAAATCACAACCACCACTCTTTAAAGGAGCAACTTCTACAATTTGATCCAAATTAATAATAACTTTACACATCTTTTCTTTCGATGTAACTTCAACAAATAATGCCATCACTCATCTCCTTGGTTTGATTGGGATTTCGTCCCACTTAATTTAGCCATCTTGGCTCGTTTTTCGGATACTTCTGCTTCAATCAACATCTTCTTCCAATGACCTCGCTTATCAGTAGGTAGGCCTGATAGGATCCTTTTGGACTCTTTACTTAGGCAAAAATCTTTATTAGTCATTACTTGATTCCTTTATCACAATCTTGAACACGAATTAAATATACTGTATTGGTGGCAGGTCTTACAAAGTAACACTCACCTTTAATATTCCAAACTAAACGGTTTTGAATACCATCTTTATATTCTTGTAATGGTGGATTCTCCACAAAGAAAGAAACACCAGCAATTATAAATGAACCAATAATTATGCCAATGAAATAACCAGCAACATTAATTGATTTGATTTTATCCAATAATTTTGTAAACATCAATAAACCCCTTATTAATTGAGTAACCTAGGCTAACACAGAATACCAATAAAGTCAACAGAAAAACGGTAAACTTTCTTGATGTTTCACGGAAATGTTCCACTTCTAACTCGAGCATATCTTTCTGTGCCTCTAACATATAATTGGAAGAATCACCCATCAATTCAATAGTTTTCTTGGCACCTTCCAATGACTTCTTGGCCTGCCAGAGATAATAATAAGGTATCATATTAGTCCCACAAATTTTTGTAATAACTACCAAATAACTTAAAGCCGTTTGCTTTACGCTTTTGATGTGCTTCTAAACCTTCACGGTCTACTTTAACTTTACTTACATATTGACCATTTTCATTCCATGGGAATTTTTCATCACCACATTCAGAATGGTCAAAGAATTGGTGTTCATCATCGTCTTTAAGTTCTTGTTCAAATGCCCAAATCATTTCATTGAGAATCCAATCCCAACGCATGAAATGCAAACTATCGGTGTCCCATTCATTCTCTTTTGGTTCTGCCATATGACTACGCAGGTGTTCTGGTACATCTTCATCATCAGTATAAGGTGCGCCGTGTTTAGTTTCATTTAATTGAACTAACATAGGGTGAATGATGTAAGCCAAGGTATGATCCATTGACCATGTATCGTATCGGTCAATCTTCACATAACGAATTTGTGGACTGATTACCTCACGAACCTTTTGTAATGCATTACAAAATGGATTCAATAGTGGTACGACCTTTTCAACCCATGCAGGATGGTCAATCCATTTTTCATCAGCAATAATTTGTTTGTTGCGTGAACACTTTGACCAATTTGTCCAAAAGAACACATAGTCAATAATGGTGTATGGTGACAACCAAGTGTCTGGATAACCATTCATGTATACTTTCATTTAAATCTCCATATATTTTAATTCAAAGTCTTTTGCTCTTTGTTCGTGCTTCACATAACCTCTTGGATTACAAACAACTCTGGTGTCACCAACCATATAATCCGATACATTGTGCATATGACCGTGAGTCCACAATTTAATCTGTGGTCTATCTAAAATAAAATCGGATAAATCAGATGCAAAGGCACCATTCATTAGTGTATCACCTTTGTAACACTCAGCAATACTAATTGGTGATGGCGCATGATATTAAAGTGCCATCTTCATTTCGCTCACTCTCATGGTAAACATTTCTCTTGTGTTGAACCATACGATTACTATTTGTAATCACACTAAAATCACTCATACCTTTGCCGCAATGCCACAAGGTCAATGGATCATCTTTGTTCATATCAGTCCATAATGTACCAGCAACAAAGGTCACACTATTGTGTTCCCATGTTTCTTTCTCAAGCAAATGAATGTTTGGCAAATCGGCCAATTCAGCTTTTAACCTATCGTAGGTGTTAGCAATATCAAAATTATAGTGCTCGTGATTACCCATGATATACACAACATGAGGAAATTGAAATGCACACCGCTTAAAGAAATCTTTAACCATCATTCTTTCTTTTGGCTTGTGTTTAAATTGTTTTGCTGTGCAAATATCACCACTCAAAACAAGAACGTCAGCATTTTCCTCATTCTTTAAGAAAAGGTCCCCAAATTCTAAATGGATATCTGAGGCTAATGCAATTTTCATTAATGTACCTGTGGTTTTATTTTTTCGTTTTCAACAATATCTTTAGGTGCTTCTAATAATCTAAGAAAATCATCAGTATAATTTCCTTGTTTGGCCAAGTGTGTTAATCTTGCCAGCATAACGGCAGTTAAATTTAATCCAGGCACTTCATATGTAGTCAGCCATTTAATTAAAGCATTATCAATATCTTCAGATAAATGTTCTAACATACCATCATCAATCTTTGCCATTGCCATTCTCCCGCCAATGATTTTCACAACTTGATTTGGTTGCATTTAAATTGTATTTAATACAATCTTCAATAAACTCTGCTGGCACAACATCTTCTGGTGCAATGACCGCAGGCTTTGATTCAGTAGAACTATTTCCTGATGACATGGCAAATACAGTAACGCAAAACAAAATGCCTACGCCAGTCACAACAAAACGCCAATACATACCGACCAAAAAGATTATAATGCCTGCCAAAATAGCAAACTGTAATACTCTGGTAGTAATACCAATAGAAGATAAATTCTCAAATAATTCCATGTTTAATCTCAATAAGCATCGCAACGAACATCAACGGGTACCAACACTTTGCTACCATCAACCTTTTGTGTTACATATTCGGTTGTAGGCCGCATCTTGGCACGAACACATTCTCTTGCAGCATTAATAACTTCATTTCGACCCATAACTTCAGGACCTGTATAACCTTTAATTGTGTATGTTGTACCACAAGCGGTCAACGATAACAAAGATAATACTACTAATGTTTTTTTCATCATAACTCCATAATATGGTTAATTACTTCTCTTGCTTCATGTAACTCTGATACAGCAACGGAATGGTCAATATAATCAAGTTGCGACAGTTTAATAGCCTGTTCAACTTTAAATATTTCAACAAACCTATTTGCTTCTTGTTCGGTATTAAAGAAAGCAAACGGATAACCGTTCATTCTTACGGCAATCTTATTTGTCATTTGCCTGTATCCACTTTAACTGATATAGTTTTTAATGTTTCAATGCCTTCATCTAATGCTTGTGCTAGACCACTAAATCCGATTGTAGCAACAAAGAAACCTAAAACAAATCCAATAATTACATTAATCATATATAATCTTCCTCTAATACAATATATTCAATATACAAATTATCCAATTCTTCATCGGACTTCTTCATTAATGAATCAGTAGTAAAATAACCTTTTACTGATAACATCAAAATAATATCACTTCTTGAAATAGAATCCATAAATTTTCCTAATCAACTAAAATACCATTGTAACACAACCACGGATGGTGTCAAGTGGTATGTTGTTCCTAAGCAACACAAATTAACTTACCAATACCAACATACTCCTCAATAGCGTGTTTCAACTGCTTAGGTGACGCCTTAGGTGCAATGAACACATAGTCCAACTCAGGCTTCACGACACTATCAGACAGCACCTGGTTCAAGTATAGGACTGCCTCACGAGCATCATCAAATTCTTTCATGCCTGTATTATTAAATAACTTTGGCTTGGCAATGTATTTCATTTTTTCTTCTTTTCTTTTTCTAATAATTGCTCTCGCAATGCAGCACATTCTTCATTCAACATACGATTCTCACGAACCAACGACATATGTACATCTTCAAATAATTCCCACAACTTGTTGAATCTAATTTCGTTGATTTCTTTCAGACCAAATAATACATTGGTAATCTGGTCATGGCTTAAATCACGCTCGAGAATGGCCTCAGACAAATCATAGATGTCATCAGTAACCAACCAACACTTTTGAATCTGTTGTTCAAAATCAAATCTATCACTCATTTTTTTACCTTTTTCTTTGGATTGTAAAAATCATTATTAACTGATTCTTTTAACATGGCAACCAAACCCCATTGAATCAACAATGCGAGTGCTTCTTTATCAAAGTTAATAGTAGCATCAGCCGAACCATCTTCATTTTCTTCAATTACTTCAATTTCAATTTTCATATTATATCCTCACCTCATTAAAGCATACTGCACTATTTGCTACCACTCACTGGAGTCATCCGGATTAACCAGACTATTGCGGTAGTTACTCAGGCTTTGCATTACCCATGGCTTACAATATGCTTTAATAAGGTGCCACCGACTTACGGCGCTTCACAGCGAGCTGCAATGGCATAAAACTATTAAGCCGTTACTGTTGGTTGTTGGACTACAACAGGTTTTACAGGTGATGCTTTGGTCTGTAACTGTTGATTGCTTTTGAAACGACCATTGGCATCGAACTGGTCATTATTAACCAATTGATAACCGGTAACTTTACGGCCTTGTTTGATAACTTTTACAATACCACCGTCTTTACGAATATTGTAAATGTTGGTTGATAGGCGATACAATACTGCCTCTTGGTTTGTGCCTTTGAATACATCAGCAATTTCCTGAGGTGATACTGGTTTGCCACTTAATAATACTTGGGTGATTTTCTCATGACGATTAATCTTACCCTTGCGAACTGTTAAAGCCATTGTAATACTCCTTCAAATTAAACATAATAAAAAGCTGGTTTTATTTTATAGTCAAAAACCAGCAAAAGTAGACTGCGAGTTTTACGGGGTTCATGGTACCCGAAGGATGGCAACACCCTTACCATTTTAACCATGGTATCACATCTGTGGTTAATTGGCAACCTCGGTTGTGGTAGAATTGAATGCTGTATTAGCAGGTGATTCTACCGAACTATCGACCTTAGAATACAGGTCTAAGAATGCCATTTTGGTTTCTTCGTCAAAACGATTCACACACAATGTAATGGCTTTCATTCTATCTTTAAAGATACCATATGCCTTGGCAATATGTACCAATCGGCGAGTGGAGATAATCTCATCAGTAGCACCTTCTTGGTACGATTTACGAACCACATCAGCCCATTGGCATAGGTTCTCAACAAAATCTTTATCATCAAGCAATGGTGATAGAATTTTCTTCTCAGTTTTGGCATCAGGATATTCCTGTTCTACCGTAATTGGGAATCTTTCTAAGAAAGCATCGTCAAGGATTTGGGACAGATATTTGCCTTCGTCACTACCACGACCTTTGGTGTTTGCCGTTGCGATGATAGTAAAGCCATTCTTTGGATATACCATCTCACCAGATTTCTTATTGTAGTGTGGTTTGCCTTCCATGATGCCTTGCAAACACATCAACTTATTAGAACCACGGTCTACTTCGTCAATCAACAATACTGCGCCACGCTTCATTGCAATAAGAACAGGACCATCACGATTGACCACATTACCATTGACCAAGGTAGGACCACCAAGTAGGTCGCTCTCATCAGTTTCAACTGAAATATTAACACGAATACACTCCCTATTTAATTCAGCACACACTTGCTCGACCATCAAGGTCTTGCCGTTGCCTGACAAACCAGTAACGAATATCGGATAGAATGATTTGCTACTAATGATATTCTTCATATCTTTGTAGAAACCAAATGGTACATAATCAGGCCATTTTTGTGGCACAGCAGGTTCAGAATCATCAATCAGTTTTGGCTGACGAAACTCTAGCACTTGTGCTGTGTTGGTCTGATATGCCATTTCAACTTCAGGTTCAGGATTCTTTACAATAGTTTCAGATTTCTTTACAATCTTTTCACCTGATGGTGGTACTTTGTATTGACCACGGTCATAACGATATTGTGCCTTAGTAACCAACCAATAGGGATACGGTGCACCAGATTCATTACAAATCTGTGTAATGCCGTCACGGGTAATAATTGTTTCACTACCAAACACTTGCTCACACGCTACGATAAACTGCTTTGCATTTTTATTCATAACTACCTTTCAAAATATGGTACACCCAAGGAGAATCGAACTCTTATTCCCGCCGTGAAAGGGCGATGTCCTAACCGTTAGACGATGGGTGCATAATAACAAAATTAATCCAATAAAACCATATACGCTTCTGCGTTATTCTCAATAAACCAATTGATGCCTTTTCTTACACCATCGTAATCACCAAACAACTCACAACCTTTTAATGTGTCATACACGGCAACTTCTTCGGCTGTCAGCATAATGCCTTCGCCTGAAAATGGATTAGTAATGAACTCATCAACTTCACCAACAAATATATCTTTATACGGCAATTTCATTAGTCACCTCATTATAAAAATCAATCAATGCATCGTCTGACATTTCCAAACAACGCTCTTCAAGTAAATCACGGCATAAGCCAAGTAAGTCACGCTTTTTTAGTTTACGAATTGTTGTCATTTCTGAATCAACAATGGCATCAATAGCAGTTTTTAGTTTAATTTTTTTCATACACTCTCCAATTAAACATAACAAATACTGGTGGGTAAGGATGGATTCGAACCAACTCAGCCATAGGCAACAGATTTACAGTCTGCTGTAACTCTCCAACTTTACCGCTTACCCAATTTAATCAACCATTATACAGGTACCACATTATATGTCAAGTAATATCTGCTGGCTGTTGTGCCGAAGCAACACTTTCCGAATGCTTACATTTACCACGATAGGCATACCCGATACAATTACATTGATACTTACCAGATTCTAAGGTGACCGTATAGGTCTTGCCTGAATCGCTTTTAACTGACCAATGAGGCGTATTCTCAAGGTTAGGCACATCAAGCACCACCGTTGCGCCATATGAGTCCAATGCCTCATGTTTCACCTTGATAAACTTACGCCTACGGGTATCCATTGGTAATGGTTTATGTAATATCACCAATTCATTATTGCTCGCCTTCGCATATGCCAAAATATTGGACTTACCATCAAATAGGTAAGTATGGTTCGGCACCACAAACTCTGAATTGTCCCACTCTGTTACTTCTTTATATGCACTAATACTCATTATTCATATCCTTCAGCCCAAGTAATTTTTGGATTTTCTCTTTCATACAACTCAACCAATTCTTCCAATGACCACATAAAATCGGTCTCAAAGGTATTCAACCAGTCACTAAATCTACCCCAATCTTCAACAAGCATTGGTGATAAGCCAATTTCATCACCGTATGGTCCTAAATCTTCACCACGACAATCAATACGACCGGCAGCATAAGTCCAAAGCTCAAGGCCTCGCTCTTCATACCATTGCTTATTAATTGGTCCCATCCAGTTGGTACTATACCTCACGGGCATATTTTAATTCTTTCCAATTTGTATTCTCAGGCAGTATTTCAATTTTATAATCTGCCTTATCAATAAAGTTCGCTAACACACTGCCGCCATAACCATTGGTGCCATAACAATTCTTATGACAACGATATACCGATCCAGAGTGACCATGAAATTCATAATAGTTATCTGCCAATTCAACTTTAACAATACCGCTATTGAATTGCCACGAATCAGAGCCACCAAGTCCGCCATACCAACAAGCAAATACCTTATATAGCATTTCTTTATCGGTTGTAATCTTTACTACAAGCCATCTATCAGGCGTATAATCACTCATTAACATCTCCCGTCATCATCATCTTTCCATTGGTCGTTTTCACCAGTTTCAGTCCAAACATTCCAAATCTTGGCGTTAGGCCAACCTAATTTAATTGAATGAACTGCTTCCTCTGCTGAAATAGCGGACACTTCTTCATATTGAGGATGAACCGAATCATCCATAAATTCAACAAGATAATAATTCATTTTCTATCCTTTATTTTATTAATGGCTTCCATGGCATCAGGATATTCTTTCATCCATAAAACCAACTCATCATTCTTCACAACATCATCTAATGGGTTTTTTGGCTGTGTATTGACCACAATATTATACTTTGCCAATCTTTCCCAATCGATTTGATAATTGCTTTTATTCATCTTCACCATCATTAGTATAAACTTCTTCATAGATGGATTTAATAACTTCACCCTCATGCTCATCAGCACAATATTCTTTTACATCTTCAACTGTATATTGGCCAACATGAATAATTCTACCTGATTGAAATTCAACCATGTAAATTCTTTCAAAATCTGAATCATAACTCATGCTAATTCCTTTTCTTTACAAAATTCAGTAAACTCTTTTAGATTGCCTTTGAATACAAAATCATGTTTATCACTCATGGTGACACCAAACATATTACAACCACAATCAACCACTTCAATATACAAACCTTTACCACTATCATAGATGTGATATTCATAATCTTGACCACAATCGGTCATATCAGTAGGGTAAATGTAGAAACCACCAGGTGTTTGCTTGAAATAAGCAACCATCGATGCTGCTAAACAACTCATACCATTAAAAACAACTTCTTCAACAGTTTTGGTTTCAATCAAACCATTTACTAAACGACCACCACTCAAAAACTCTGCCAACTCAGCACCATGACCGGTTGGATAACCATCATATTGTCGGTACATATTGCAAACTGGTTTCTGCACATGATTATATTCTTCATATACAAATGTTAATGACCTAGTACCCATTATACAATCTCACTTTCTTCAATAACCCAACCTTCAGCACGCAACTGAGCACGGCCTTCTGGTGTTTTCTTCATAGCATCAAAAGCATCATGTATGCCATTAATACTTTCAATCAACCAATCACGGTTACGCCATTGTTCTGGTGTTGCAAAACGAGGACGAAAACCATAATAATCTTTATGAAAATCAGAGAAATACGATTGTAATTCTTCAACATTCATATCATCAAAATCACTCATACACCCGCCCATCTAATATGTTTAAATTCACCAGTTAATACATTGCCACGACCAAAGTTACGAGCAGGTGCTTTCCAACTTGCTGACTTTAGAATTTCACCTTGCTTAAACTGTTTGTCATTATCAAGCATAATCCAAGAATGTGAACTGCGTTGACCAATACTAAACTGGCCAATATGCTTCATAATGACATGAGCATATTTACGACCACGCTCATAATAAAACTCTATGAACTGGTTGCCACCTTTACTATCATAATCTGCCTGTAGGTGCGCCACATACTCTTGCAAACCAGTATCTAAATCTTTATAAGCTACCATATAATGATACTCCATCAATGTCATAAAAATCCAAATCTTCATTGAAGCTTGGGTCACGCTTAATCTCTGAAGCAATCCATGCCTCAGCATCTGCATAGACAGTAAAAGCTCGCAATGTCAACCAATTGGTATTACCTGTCATTTCATCAAAACGACCAGAACTCACCACATATACATTACTCATTAATGGCTCCTATTGTTTGCCCAACGGACACCACGATTAAAGGCATCACGCTCAATACGAATTTCTCTGGTATCACGGTCACTGCGTTGATATACATCAAACGCCTTAGCATCACGCTTACGGGTAGAATAACTACGATTAAAACGAGGACCACGGAAGCAAACATAATACTTGGTGAAATCAATAAATTGTTTTACTTCTTCATACAAAGCAATTGGTACTGCCTTATAAGTAGAACGAAAATTAGCTGGTGCCTGAAAATTCTCTAATGCTTGGCACATTGCAATTTCTTTTAAACGATAATTCATATTATTACTCATAATATACTTTCAAAAAGATGAGGTCTTATACCCGACAGGATGCCTCATTTAACATTAAACTTTACTTAAATTAATTACTCTAAAATCGAATTCGCTAAAACTGGTTTGATGTGGTACAAAAGCAATCTGCTCAACACGGTTTCTAGCAGTAGCTTTGGTTTCGTATTTTTTAAACTTATCAACCGTTACTTTTATTTTGTATGAACTAAAACCGGACTCATAAGAATTGGTATCAATCACCACACCTTCAATAAATGCATCATCACGACCTGCACATGGTTTAAAATCATATGCACGGATAATATCACCAACAGTAGCAATTCCTTCAAATTTCAACATAATATCTCCTAATCAATTAATGAAACCATTATACAGGTACCAATGAATACCACAATAGGTTTGTTGTATGGAAACAACGAAAAGCGAAAATAATTTTTGTCAAGCTTTACTTGGTTTTACTCTTAACAATGTTGTATCCACGCAACAGTTTTTGTTCCACAAACAATTCCGTGATTGCCTGATGATCCTCAAAACCTTGTTGGAGTGATTTTAATTCACTTACCACAAAATCCCATGTATTCATTTAATCGGTTCCTTAAATAGTTTAATAAATCCAATGCCTGCAATTACTGTTAATGTACCAGTTAAGGCAAATAATACGATTAATACAGTTTGACTAATCATCATTATCTCCAAATACTGTTGAGATATCACGCTCACGCAATTCCGTTTCTAATTCTTCATCAAAGTAATTCTGATAACCTTTGAAACCAGAATATAGTATTTGTGCCAATACCGATTCATCACCACATTCTTCACGCATTGTCATAAATGAATTTAAATCATCATTTACCAATGCTTCAATGGCATTATCCCGCCATTCAGGTCTAAAACTAGTTACCATTATTCTACCTCTACTTTATTCAAATAATCTTCTAAATGACCTTGGACTCTATCATCTTCCGCTGAATAGAATACAAAATCACCCATTTCATGCCGATATTCTGTATCAACATATTCAAAACCACCATAATACTGTAAGGCACGGTCATTACCTTTATATACAGCAATACAATCAGGTGATACAAACAAACTACCTGACCTATTATCAAGACCTAATTTGACAGCAGGTACTTTTTCCATTGTACCAATATAATTCTCGGTCAATTCGGTAACTTCATCAATTAATTTAAATAAATTCATATTATGCCGCCTTATCTAATTTGATAGTAAATGAATACTCACCAACAGGATATTTTACGAAACCGCTAGTATCCTTCTTTGCCTTGCCTTTGGCATATAAACCAACCACACAACCTTTTGGATCAAGAAAGCGTAAATCACTTTCATCACCATTAAATACGGTCAGGTTAGAATTAAAGAATTTCTCTGGCATTGCTGTGCCTTTCTTAATACCAAATACCACAGCAATATTAAGACCTTCATTAACCGCCTGTTTACAATCCATGTAATTACCATCTGCCATAGAGAATGTAAGGTGATAATTAGGAATATGTTTTACTTTACGACCAAGCACCTTAGTATAATCATAAAACTGGACATTATCAAAAGCTGCAAATATGTTAGTAAATACTACACCGTTACGGGTTACTGAATACTTTTCCCATGATAAATCACTAGTACCATTCAAACGGAATACTGGAATAAGACCTGCTTTGGCAGATTGTTTAATTGCCAATTCAATATCTTTTACCAATAATGCCATAAACTGTTCACGATTATCATAAAACATTTTAGTTTTACGGATTCTCGCCTGCTGAATAGTATTCGTTACCTCACCACGCTTAAACATACCACCTCTGCCTGCCGTATTCAAACAAGCGGCAGCGCAACCTGCTGACGCCTTAGGACAAGTATTATGTCCAGATAATGTATATGGCGCAAGATGCAAAATAAAGGTATTGTAACCTTGTGCCATTCCCTTTAAAGTCTTGGGATTACCGACTGATAATAATTTCATAATTTCCTATTCTTAAAAATTTCAATCAAGATTTGCTACTGAAAAAACCATTATACAGGCATTAGAATAGACCACAATCAATATGGCATATTCCAATACGGTTTCTCTGCCGAAAAACCATAATGTGTTGTATGGGCACAACGGACTATTTGAGATAATAATTAAAATACATTACCGAATAATATAAATTTAATGCACATAATGTTAATGCCCACAAACAAAATAAAATGGTAAGATAATATAATTTCCTTATCATAATGGCGCCGCCTTAATCTCACCTTTACCCAGCATTATAGTATATACTGGATCGGTACGCCACCTTAATGATATTGGATTATCCAGTTTGACCGTATATACAATACGCTTACCATACATTCTACTGGATTCTACCTTACCGATAACCGCTTCATTTTGAAATAAACCAATTACCCGTGTATTATCTGCAATAAATTTACTCATTATTACTCTCCTGTATATCCAACCAAGTATCAAATTCACTTTGATACGCATTTGGATTAAGATTAAACAATATCTCCGATGCTGAATACTTAATACCAGAGATTTCCACACCACTATTATTATTATCAAAGTAATAATTAAATTCTTCGATTAACCGCTTCGTACCACTCATAATGACCTTTCAATATGTAAATTACCACTCATTACCATAAATTGACTATTGATATCAGAAAAATGGTAAGATAATGATATAACCAAACACAATACAATAAATTTCATAAACAAACTCCTAATAATATTACTAATGGATACTAATCAATATCCACTATAATACCACTATTCTATTAGATTAAGTGCATCTGATATATCACCAGAAGCGTTAATCAGATAAGATAATGGTGAATCCATATCGTCCAAATCATTATCATCTGGATATTCAGTAATAACCGTATCGATTAATTCCTGTGCTTTTTCTAATAATGCTACCATATCTGCTTTAGATAAACTCATAAACATACTCCTAATAATAATAAACTACTGCTTAATAACACAATCTTAATATACTGCTTATCTTCCCATGACATAATGATACCTTAAATTGGTTGATTTTCTGATAATATATCTTGGATTCTATCTCGCTGTTCCCATGTAAAATCATAAGAAAAACGAGATAATAACATACAAATAATGCTTACTACAATATCATTTATCATATTAATGTCCACACGCTGTTAGAAAACGGTTAATGTCGAATAATCTATTATCATTCTTAAACTGGACTGCCAGATTAGAACATAATAGAAAATCTGCTTTTGATTCAAATAATGATTTTGCTACGATAATGTAATGCTTTTTACTCATAATAACTTCCTTTATAATAATTAATAATATGTCGCCATAATGTCGCCGGTATAGTGCTTCGATTAAGTCTTAGTTTGAATACCAGATTATCCTAGTGCGTCCTAGTTAATCCAAACAGATTATCCGAGCACTATCTAAGATTATCACAATAAAATATTCAATATAATCAATAACTTACTAATAATCACTATGCACCTCTGAGCGACATAATGGTTATTATAAATCATCAATATGGTATTACTTTATTATTTTAAGGTAAACTAAATCATCTAGAGCAGTATAAGCGGTATTCAATATCGCAACATACTCTGGATGGTCTATATAAAACTCATCTTTTAATTGTGTAATATCATTGCGAATGGCAACAATTTTAATATCTAAGGCATTATTCAGCATAAGCGTTACTCACAATAAGATTAACAGCATTAGCAAAATCATCAACATAATCAATTTGGTTGAATTCTTCATGCGATATATTTCCGAATTCTGCGCAATCTAACGAATATACTTCATAATCATTATCAGAGCGCTCTACAAAATACCCGAGCATATTCTCATTTAAATCATATACTTCATATTCATTTTCAGTACGGGACGCAAACGATTGCAATACTACATAATTATCAGTTTTTTCTATTAACATAATTTCCTTTTTAGTTTAATTGTTTATAAGTGGTAATAATACTTACTAATATGCTCTGATACTCTCAAAGCATATTATAAACATTATACTGCTAGTTTTGCAGTTAATTTGGCAAGTTTATCTTCTGCCGCTTTAATCTGCGCTAATACTTTTTCCTTCTTAGCATTTTCTTTTGCTACTTTAGAAAATACTTTTAATACTTTTTGCTCTTTTACTTCTTCTGAGATAATAGAGCGGATTGTTTTAACTAATGCTCTTTTATCTTTTAATGATAATGCTTGAATAGTGTCGATTAATAACATATAATTTCCTTTTAGTTTAAAGTGATACGATTTTGGTTAATGATACTGTAAATGGTTTATTACTATATTTTCTCGATTTTCTTGGTCGAGCAGTGATAATATGATTACCACTATTGAGATACTCTAGAATATCTTGCTGAATTTGAATATCTGCTTTTAGTTTAGCATTTTCTACTGGTTTTGGATATTGTTTATTAGTAAATCGTTTAGCAATATCGTTACATATTTCATATTCAGTAGGTACATTATCAGCAGCAATTTTCTCAGCACGCTTAATGGACTTAATATCTTGATTAACGCAAGATAATAATTGCTTTAATTCAGCGATACTCATATTGGATAATGCTTTAATATCGTTATTCATAATAATAATATAATACTTTCAGATAATAATAAAGCGCAATATCGTTGCGCAGACTTGATTTTACTAGTATACACGAACCACCGAAATTGTCAACCGTTATTTTTTGATGCGGTAAGTGGTTGATTTTATTGAGGATAATACTGTAGCGGGGTGGTCAAGTATTATTGGGACGCTTCGGGACGCACGGCGAGGCGTACAGGGGATAAGGCAGGACGCATGGAAACCAGACAGGAGACGCAGAGGGGGTATAGAGCAGCTCAGAGAGGCGCTGAGAGAAAGCGCCGGCAAGCAGTTGATCCGTATAGGTAAAAAAAAGTCCGTACCAGGTCAAACACTTTAAATCCAAAAAGTTTTTTTTAGGCCGGAATCAGTATTTCGAAATTTTTTTCCAGGACCGGCCAAGAAGGATTACGATGCGTCCTGTTCTTTAGTCCAATGGATAATCTCCCATGTTCCGTCATGGTGTTCTACCAGAGCGGTACAGGATTCTACCCAATCACCGTCATTCATATAGAGAATGCCGTCTATCTCTTTTATCTCAGCATGGTGTATATGTCCACAGATAACTCCGTCAAAGCCACGTTTCTTACAGTATTCAGAGATATTCTTCTCAAAGCCTAACAGAAAGTCTACGGAGGATTTTACTTTATATTTGAGGTACTTACTCAATGACCAATAACCTAATCCAAAGCGTCTACGAAAAGAATTGAATTTCGAGTTCCATCCGAGTATCATATCATACAGTTTATCACCAAGGAAAGTCAACCACGGAGCCAACTTAGAGATACCATCAAATAGGTCGCCATGAGTAACAAGAAAGCGTTTACCATTGGCATCGATATGTTCAGTTTGATTGTGTATCTCTATGGTACCAAAAGAGAATCCATAGGGTATCATAGGTCGTAGAAATTCATCGTGGTTACCAGCAACATAGATTACTCTGGTACCTCTCTTTGCATGACCAAGGATTCTACGAACTACATTGGAATGAGATTGTTGCCACCGCCATTTGTTTTGAGTAATCTTCCAAGCATCAATGATATCACCAATAAGGTAGAGAGTATCACAGGTATTATGTTTAAGAAAATTATTCAGTTTATCGGCCTGACAATCTCTGGTACCTAAATGTACATCTGAGATAAAGATACTACGATAGGTTTTCATCGTGTTGGATGATCCATTGGAGGGCTTCGGTAAGGTTTGAGTAGATTGGAGAGGCAGATTTTTCTTCATTAGTGTACCATTGGTAGAGAGTGGTTTCTCCGATCCGCCACCGATTATTTTCTACGTCCCACTTAGCGGTTCTATTGTATGTCTTATTTAGAACCATACTCTATTGTATCTCCATCCATGTGTGGTCACCCATATACTTCACCTGTGTCTGATATTCATAATCTTCAGGAGCACCACTTGACCAATCCTTTGGACCATTCTGTGTTAAGAGTATATGTTGTTTTCTCTTATCCCATACTAACCAATATACATGACCCATGACTGGAGAAAACTGGTACACAGCGGCATGAACAGCATCCGTGACATTCAATCTGCGTTTAATATCATCAGCCTGTTTTTGTAATACAGAAACCAGTTCCATAATTCTATCATATTCTTGCTGGGCATACATCCTAGCATGATTAATCATTATGTCTTTTTGCTGAGTTACAGGTACCAGTTCAAATTTAACTGCGCCTGCCTCTGTGGGATATTCTGATATATTCCTGTTAAGGAAAGGTACCAGAGTTCCACCTATCTCCGCATCGAAACTATGTCTGCCTTTGGCTAGATTCGATTTTTTACCTGGTTTTCCAGTCATTAAAGAGTGATTATCTTAGAAGCTTCAGGTTGTTTTGGTTCTTTCGGAGTCCATTCTTTCCAACGAATAAAGAAAAAGAGAGTGGCCACTAAGGTCCACGGAGACCAATCTTCTTTTGTAATGAGATAGATTGTTCCGCCGAGCATAGAAGTATTCCACATAAACGTGAAGAATAATCCGAGAATGTTATAGAATATCATTTAATAAAAATAGTGATTTGTAAATCTTTAAATCGGTTACCATAATAGTCTGTGCAAGTCCACAGATCCTCAGAGGAACCCTTTTGAGGCCGACAAGTAATCGTATCCTCGGTTATTGTGGGAATATAACGGCTAATAGCTCCGGAAGCGCTGGCAAAAACCAGAAGCGTGAGAGCGGTTAGGATGGTAAGTTTCGTTTTTACGTTTCGCATTTTTATTCTTCAGTTTTGAAATCTGGCACTTCGTGTTCTTCTAAAATATCTTCTTCTTTAAATGGCCATGCAGAGGAAGTTTCTTCCCAATCCAATGGTAATTCCATTTGGTCTTTGTTTTGAAGGTCATTCATAATTTTTTGGCGCTTCTCTGCTTCTTCTCTATCTTCACTAGTAAATGTGGTCATGTCATTCTCCTGTCATACTTATTGTCCTATATACTAGTATAAACACTAATAGTGAAACTACTAATAAGGAATTAAAATGAAACTACTTAAATCTATCTACTTTTTTCTCTGTGTAATTGGTCAAGCCAAGTATGCCGCTAACTTAGCTCGCAATGGTAAAATCAAAGAATCACAAGCCTTGTATCGTTAATCATTAACTTCAACTGACCACTTTTCATTCTTGACCTGAATTTCTTTAATTCGTTGAAGTAATACACCTGCTGCCGTATTAAAATGACCTGTACCTTCTGCGTGCGGGTCGTGTAAACTCAACAGGTGTTCACGTTCTTTTCTTAATACGGCAATATACATCTCATCATAAGTGGTTACCATAATTACTCCTCAACAATCATTACGACTTCTTCCTCTTTAACAAGGAAGTAATCTTCTTTTTCAAATTTTGTAGGTTCTGCAGCATTCCAATTAGGAATAATACTATCACCAACTTTAACGTATTCTACAGCAGGACCAACAGCCAGCACTTTTGCTCGCTGGGCTTCGTGTTGGTCTTTTGTAGTCAAAACGATACCAGAATTTAGTACTTGTTCTTTTTCCATATTCTCCAATTGAATGAGAATTTTAGTCTTTATAGGTTGTAACACGGACAGTCCTTTCATTTGGGTCACGACATTTTTTTATCACTTCAGGTGGAACATCTGGATGCCAACCAGCAATTAACTTATCACAATTATAACGGACTATGTGTGGTTTGTCAAACTCTTTATGGTAATCATCATCATTCATAAGTGCATAAACACCTACTAGGAAGATAATCATTCCGGTAAATTTAAGGGTTTCCATTTTAGCATTTCTTCGTAAGTATAGTTTCTTTTCATAAACGGCGACGGGTTCTCTAAGTAACAAGATTCCAAATCACCAGGCCGTCTTGGTGCATATTCAACTTGACAATTTACTTTGTTCACTTTGATAAAAGTTTGGACAATCTCTTTGACCGTTCTTGTATCATTGTATGCCAAGTTTTCAAAACGACTTTTAGATGGATTATCAATAGCTTCTATCAAAGCACGGCAAACATCCATTACATGAACATACTCACGAACTGCTGTACCATCTTTTGTGTCGTAATCATCACCATATATAGTAATTTTACCTGTTTCTATTGCTTGTACTAAATTATAAAATAGTCCATCGGGATTAGTAGGTTCAAAACCATCAGAACCAATTACATTGTAGAATCGAAAGATAGTACAATTTGGTTCTTGTTCAATTAACATCTGCTCTGCCACTCTTTTTGAGATAGCATAAGGAGATGCCATACCTTCAGCCGCACCAGTTGAGGCAAAAATAAACTTCTTATGTGATACAATATTCCTCAACCAATTTGTACCATTGATATTTGTATTATAGTAAGCAGTAGGATATTCTACTGATTGTCCTACTTGCACTAAAGCTGCCAAGTGGATAATTGTATCATAATCATTATACATAACACCAGAACTTTTAATGTCCTGAGGTTTTCTTAAATCTACCTTAAACTTATAAGCACCAGGTTCTTCAATATATGAATCTAATTTGTGTACATCAAAATCACGTTGTTCTAAAAGCGAACAAAGGTGTTGTCCGATATATCCTTCGGATCCAGTTACTAATATTTTTTTTGTCATTGAGGTAACTGCGATTTAAAATGATTAATCAATTCATCTAATAAAATTCTAGCTTGTGAATCTTGTTTGGTCCACATTTTGATTGTATGTAACCGGTTTATTAATTCTTTAATTTCCATTATTTAAAAATGCTTGACCAAGTTTCCAACTTTATCCTTTTGTGTTCCATTGCTGCAACCATGGCTTCTTCATCAATAACACCTTGTTCTACCAAAATACCAATCATACAAAGTAATTGTCCCATTTCCATTGTCAAACACTCTTTAGTAGAAGCAGAATCTTCAGTTGGATAACAAGAATCAAAACCAAATCTCATTACCTTAGAAACTGCCTGAATAACTTCGGCACATTCCTCTTGAGTTATAATTAATGTTTCTTTAATTTTATCGTTCATTTGGATCTTCAATAAATTTAATTACAGGCATATATTCTTCCACTTTTTTAAGTGCTGCCAATTTCGTGGAAGCAATTACTTTGCAAGTATATAAGCCATCTTTCATACTAATTGTAAACGGTACAACGCCGTTAATAAACCATTCTTCTTGCACATAACACTTGATGTGCCATTCTCTGGCATCAAGGCAACGTTTAATCATTTCATCAGCAATCTTCTTAGGATTAAACTCATCTTCAGCAACCATATTAGACATTGTTCCATTTCTCCACTAAAAAACTTGGCCCCTTCTTTTCTTCGGCCAAAACATAATCTTCTGCCAAATCTTCAGCTTTTTGATAATCAGCAGTAACTTCTTTTTTAATTACCTTGTCATTCAGATAATATACAATAGTATAATTATACTCCGACCTTTCTACAATGGCTTTCTTATCGCCATTCATAAATTTAGATAGTTCCATTTTGCTCACTCAATAAGGTAGGTTTAGAATTTTTGTTTGTATAGTCTGCTGCAAACTGAGTTGCTTCAGATTCCGTCATAAACACTTTACTGAAAGAAGCTGGTGCTTCGGATGTTCCATAATTTACTTTCCAAAAGCCTTCGCCTTCATAAATCACGGCCATAATTTTACCAGCTTCACCAACAAAAGTTGCTATATCTTTCATGATATTAATCCTATAAAACGATTTAATACAACACGGTTATTCAAACGGTTACCAGCGTACTTACTAAATGCTGAAACCAGACCACGGGTGGTGGCATTCTCTTTCACTTCAAAGGTTACATCTTCATCTGTATCTAGTGCTTCTGTTTTCAACAAATAGTATTCATCGAAACCGGCATTGGTAACAGTCAATGATTTGTTTTTACGGAACTCTGCTTTGATTTTATCATGTAACATATAGTTATTAGGATAAAAATGATGCAGTTCACGACCCAACTCACGACCAGCCAATACATAGAAACCAACAATGTTACAATTAGTTCTCAACTTCAACATCTTTATATATGATGCAGTTAATTCACGACCACGGTTAATCTCAATAATTTCTTGATTCTTGGTAATTGGATCACGCAACACCATTTGGCGTTTTGCTCGCCAGTTAATACTATCATAATCAATTTCTTGATTGGTTGAACCATCTCTTAAATTACCCTTGTTATCTCTATAAAAAACATCAGAAAGACCATGGCCTTCACCATCAGTTAAGAATACGGTATTCACAATTTGTAACTTATATTGTTTTTGAAATTCAGGAACAATCTTCATGGCAGAGATAACGGCTTCATTCAATGGTGTGCCGCCTTTTTGCAACCAGTTTGGTCTCCAGCCACAGCGATATTCTGACATCTGTACTAAGGCAGAACCGGCATAGGTAAATTCAGCCGCAGTCATCTTACTTGATAACAGATTCAACAATTTAAATTGACGCAATACAACATCACCTTCAACTAAGGCTTGTTTGTATGGTTCATCATGTTCGGCAGAGAAAGCATACACATCATAAGGAATGTTTACTTTCTTACAGAACATTACTAAATTAATTAATTGCTTTACAGTATTTTCCATGTGGCCAGACATAGAACCAGACCAATCGAGGAACATTACAAGACCATGTGATTTGGCACCAGGCACTACTGTCATCTTTTTGAAAATGTCATCAGTCAACTGGTAAGAATAAATCTTACTCATGTTCAAATCGCCAGTTTTGGCAATAGAAGCACGTTTCAATTGGTCAGCATTTTTACGCAATTCAAATTCTTTGGCAAGATAGCCAACAACTTTTTTGGAATCATTACGCAACTTCATAAATTTCTCTGTGTCGAGGCCGGTAAAATCATCACTTCTATAATGCTTTGATTCATTTTTGGCATCTTCACGAAAACGTTTCCATAAAGATTTGTGATTTACAATTGCATCTTCTAATTTAATATTAGGAATATTGGCATAGTAATGAGTGCGGCCATCGGTCGCAAATAGTTTACTTTCGTTTTTACGATATGCTTCATCAGTATAGGATTTAATTTCGAGAGATTCTTCTTCGGAAACTTGAGTGCCGCCAGCTTCATTGCCCGAATCTACATCAGGATCTTGGTCATCTTCTTTTGCGTTAGGATTTTCTTCGCCAGAATTTTTATTATCTTTGCGAGTTTCTTCTTCTTCATCAAATTCATCAGAATCATCATAACCATCAGCATCGATACCTTCATAGTCACCATCTTCATCTTCTTCAAATTCGGTAGGATGATTTTTCTTGTGTTCTTCGGCTTGCTTTTTCATATAGTCGCAAACAAGGCGAGCAACCTTCATCACATCATCATAGGTCTCGGTTCCTTCAATAAGGTGAATCAGGGTTTGCTCATAGTCGGTAAATTTAATACCTTGTGTTGTACCACCTTTGGTGTAAAGATTGGTACGGTCAATAAAGTTTAAATCATTAAGGTCGGTGCCGTTGGTACCAAAGAAATCTTTTTCAATTAGTTCACGATATGCACGAACAAAGCTGGAACGAATACCAGGATATTTGTTTTTAACTTTTTTCTCAATACGAACATCTTCCAAAACATTCATTACAGATGCTGGAATCTTTTCTTCGTGGGCTTTGATTAAACCATCGAGAGGAGTATAAAGTGCATGGCCAACCTCATGA